CTTTGCCAACTCAACTTGTTGGTAAGGACGCAAAGTTGTGACTTTTGCGTAATCTGGATCGATCACGAAAGCATCACGCTCGCGCTGGAAGCGGTTAGGCACGACTTGCACATTGCCGAAGTCAGACACATAAATGTCTGCTGCGCCAATGATGGTTGCAGGACGAGCACCGCCATCAATGTTGAAGCGTGAAGATGCGATACCAGAGAAGCCAGACACGCGCTGCTTGTTGACTGGACCAACCATCAAGATTTTTGGTGTACCGCCAGAAGTCCAAACTTGTTGAATAACATTCTTCAAGATGGTCTCTGTAAAGGTACGCACATTGCCGTCACTACGAGCGCCAGTAGGCACAGTCGTATAAGTGGGGTTAGCACCGTTCGTCTGCATATCGTAGTTAGTCTTGATGAAGGCTTGCAATGAAGCAGTACCGCGAGCTGTTGTGGTGTTACCAGCAGCAGCGACAGCGCCATTCAACATTGAAAACTCTTGATCACGCTTCAACTCAGCGCTACGCTTGGCAATTTGGTATGCCAATTCAGAGCGACGACCAGCCTTGTTAACGGTCTCTTCAGTTGCAGACAAGACGATTGTTTTACGGCTGATCTGTGCATAGTTTTGCAAACGCACAGTAGCGGTAACGCTGTCGAAAGAAGTTACATCGTCACCTTCGAGCTGCTTGTTAGCTGCTGCGGATGCCAATGTGTCGGTTTGCCACTCAAACAATGAATTGCTGATTGACTCGCGTCCGACATTACTCATGTAAGGAGTCTCTTCGGGAGCGATGTTAGTGATGATGTTGGATAAGTCCTCGCGGATACCCTTCGCATCAAAGGTTGTAAAGGTGTTGGTTACGATTGCCATTTGAGTGTCCTATTTCAAAAGAAGTTCTATTGCGGAGGCAGCGTCATTGACGCGACCTGACTTTGCAAGACGCTGTTTTGCGCGTGTACTTTCAGTTGTTGTGGAGACGCGACCTGCTGCACTAGGCTTGGCGGGGCGAGGACCGTTGTTGACGACTGGCTTGATCTGCCCACGCTTGGACATCATCTGGTCATAGAGCGCTGCTTTACGCAACGCAATGACAGCTCTGTGGTCATAGACATTCTTGAGTTCTTCGTCGCTGAATCCGATCTTTTTGCCGAATTCGACGAGTAGAGCCTTTTCAGCCTGTGCCTTCTTGGAATCTTTCCACTCAGGTACGGCTTGGATCAGGGCTTCTTGCTGTGACGCAAGGTGAGCTTGCATTTCCTGTGCTCTTTGTTGCGCTGTAAGTTGCGACAGTCGCTGCTGCTCAGACTGAATAGCTGCGAGTTTGTCTTGCTTTTGGCGCATCACTTCTGACTGTCTCACCCACTCGATTGGATCTTCGTTATAGAGTCGATCCATATCGACAGGTGCTTCAGTTGACTCAAGTTGCTGTTTCAACGCTCCCAACAATTGGGCGTACTGTTCACGCTCGGCACGAATCGCACTAGCCTCTGCCTCAACAGCCTTACGGGTCTCGGCAATTTGCTGTGTCTTTCGTGTGTAATCCTGAGTTCGAGAATATCCTTTTTGAAGTTCGTCTAGCGTGACATCGATCTCTTTACCGTCAACTTTGACGGTGTAGACCTCTGTGGGCTTTTCTTCTTCGTCGGTTTCTTCATCTAACTCTGATTGTTCCTCTGTCGTTTCGTCACTCAATTCGTCGTCTTGCACATCGAGTTCTTCATCAACAGAGACCGCGACCTCGGAGTTATCCTCGGTCAAACGCGCCTTGTCAGTTTTCTGCTGTTCTCCGTCTAACGGCAACATTAATTGATCAAGAGCACTGGCTGCATCAGCCACGGTCATAGGGGTTTGGGTTATTTCCATTTCCTACTTCCTTTACACCAACGACTTTTGTTCACGCTCAATCTGGCGCTGTGCGACTTTCCCGTTATCCATGATCTTTGAAATCTCGGTTCGGAAGTTGTCAATCGCACGCAACATATGCCAAGCGTGTTCTCTTTTCACGGTGTCCTCTGGCTTCGTATCTTTCCAAAACCAGACGGCATCGTTCTCCATTTTTAGTAAAGCAGTTGAAAAAGCCTCGTCAGCGATTAGCGACTCAGCCTTCTTGCCTTTTCTTACATCTTCTTCTTGTTTGCTCACTTAGACCATTCCTTGTGGGTTGATGGGTTGCATTGGTGCTGGCTGGGCTTGCGCCATCGCCTGTTGTACCAACGCGCCTTGCTCTCGAATAACCTCGCGGTTGACATTCTGCTCCGCAACAATTTGTGCGGTATTCAGTTGTGTGTTGTACTTTAACTCAAGTTCCATTTGTTTAAGTAGTCTATCTTGACTCATTTGATCGCGTCTAAAGTCGTCGTCCATGATCATCTTCTGGCGCTGTAACTCCAAGTCGGCAGCCTTTTTCTGGATGTCTGCACGAATAGACTCGGCTTGCACCTGAGCCAAAACCTCTTCTGGGCTTGGTTTTGGCGGTGCTTGTGGGGGCTTGTAGCCCTCTGGTATGTCGTTGAAGTAGCTCGATGCGTCTTTGATTCCTGACATCTCGACGATCTTCTTTAAGGTGTTGACATACATCTGCGGAGTCACCACCACATTCTCTAAGCCAAACTGAGTCAAGATGGATTCTTGCTTGGCGAGTACCTGCATGAGCTGCATCTGGCGCTCATTTGCATCGCCATTGCCCAGACCGATATTGATGTTGACATCCATCGTCGCGTCCCATCCGCGTGGGTCAATCTGCACAAACTTATTGCGCAATCGGATCATGCGGGGTTTGTCTTGGTGAGTGGTAACCAAAAACAGGATTGTCTTAAACAGCTCCTTCATGCCCTCAGCCATGAGACGCGCAGTCAGCTCGATGCGTCCTTGGCTGGCGCTTACTGTGGCAGCCACGGCAGCCTTAGTTGAAGACTGCAACGCATCTGGGTTGAGACCCATAGATGCCTTAGACATTCCTGTGCGACCTTCCTTGATCTCGTCCAAGTAGTTGAGCACAGGGAAAGCAGCCTGTCCGACAAATGGGGTTACCAACGGCTGCACCATATTCGGAGCACGCGCACGAATGATCGCGCCCGTCTCGTTGTTCAAGGCATCGTCAATGTTGACCTGACCCTCAACGATCACGGTGCGGGGATGGATCGACTGCGCCAGAGAGTCGAGCGTATTGCGCATGACTTCTGACTTGATCTCTTGTAAGTCGCGTGTAATGTCAAAGATCGACATCGCCTCAAGTGGTGATGTGTGGGGTTCTGGGTCACAAGGGAATTCAACGAATGGGATGTATGACGCTGGCAGGTTTCTAACCATCTTGTAGCCAGACCCCATAAAGCACATCTTCCTCAACTCAGGAATGCCGTCGCCATCAAAGTCAACCTTGGCGTATCCCTCGATGTACAAAACTCTTTGCATCATCGGGTTCGCGCTCTCGTTTAAGAACTGAGAGTTGCTAAGTGGCTGGCGTGCAAGAGCCTCTTCGTTGTCGTACAAGTCGGACGAGCCAACATAGTCCATAACTTCGTCTTCGTCGTAGCCCATGCCGACCAACTCAGCAACCGTTGCCATCTTGCGGTGACCGATAAAAGGTGAGTCCTTGAAGGACATCGCTTGGCGAGACAGTAGCAATTCTTCTGGCGGTAAACACGCCACATGGATACGCTTGTCAACGATCTTTCTTTTGACCTGCACATCGTGCATCATGGCTGGGGGTAGTGGCATTCCAGTCATCGGATCGATCTGCATCGCTCCTTGCATACTCTCGTCTGGATAACTCGCAACGATCTGCACATCTGCGTCTCCCTCTTGCATGACGACCTGCAAGGTCTGGTCATCTAGACCTGAATATTCCTCAATTCGCACCGACTCCGAGTCCTCAATGTAGACCTTGACAATGCCACACTTCCTGACAAGAGCGTCTTTAAATGTGGCGTATGCCACCATAAAACCGTTGTTGTCGTTGTTAAAAACATAGTTGCAGTAGTCTGTGGCTTGCTGTGCGCTGTCTACATCCTCTGGACCACGCGGGACAAACTCGACCGTGTTCTCGCTGCTAAAAAACACCTTCATCAAGGACGGCAGCATGGCAGACACGGTGTCTCTCACCTCCATCGCCACTACTTGTGAGCGACCCTCTTCCTCGTTACCAAAGGGATCACCACGGTAGTACTCAGTACCGCGAGCGCGGATAGGAGAGAGGTCAGAGTCGATGTAGCTCACAGCGTCTGTGATCTCTTGACCCATGATCGCTTCTAAGTCGGTGTCTGTCATAGGGGTGAGCGTCGGGTCAATCTGTGACGCGATGTCGGTGCTCAATCCCAGCTCGTTAGTAATATTCATTTTTTACCCTTAGTCAATACGACATACATGGAGTCCACAGCTCGCGGAGTCCTTAACAGTTCTTCTTGCGTCAATTTTAGGTCTTGTGCGATGGGATTTAACCTAAATTCCAAGCTCGTCATGTAAAACCGATCTTCCCAGCCAAGATACCAATGCCAGTCGGTGTAATAAAGCCACGACTTTTCGTTGAATGCGCGAAGGTGAGTCGGGTCTTGCCACGCGCCATAACTCAAGTCATACGGCACATGGATGCGCATCTCGCCACCAACCTTCAGCAACTTCTTGCAGCTCGTCATTGCACCCACCAGATCGGGCAGATGTTCGAGCACATCGTTTGCCAGTATTGCGTCAAACATCTCTGGCTGGATGTCAAAGTCTCCGAGTCGTGTGGAGATCGCGTCGCCCCACGGCACATTGCAGATGTCGAGCAACCAGTCGTGCTTGACGCGCAGTTGAATGTCTGCGTTGATGCAGTCTTCTCGAAAGTCCTTGCCAGAGCCTAAGTTAAGTACCAAAGAAGTGTTCGACATACTGTGGGCGGTTCTCTTTTATCCAAGGCAAAGCCTCGGCAACAAGTTGTTGTCCGTTATCTCCAATGGTTTGACTTCCAACATGATGGACATAGGCGCTTGAAACAAAGTGCCGATAACCCTGATTGGTGAGGTCTGCGCAGCTCACATCGTCTGAGTACCAGTTGAGTGGTCCAAACCTGCCGTGATGCCATGCGTCTCTAGAGATGTACGCGAAGATTGGTGACACATTGTCAGTCTCACGAATAAACTGCTCTGACTTAAAGCGGTTCATGTGGAGAGGATCACCGTCTGGGTTGTAGCGAATATTCTGTGAAGGTCTCGCGCAATCGCTTCTTGCACCCACCCAGCCGACATTGACCTCCAGCTCGCGGATCACCTGCACATCTTCCAATAGTCGCTGGTAGCTTGTCGGTGTCAGCACCACATCGTCGTTGCAGACGATGCAAGCCTGTGCGTACTTCAATGCGTCGTCGATTACTTCGTTGTAATCGTCGCCAAAGTTACGGGGTTCGCCAAAGATAAGCCTTGCGTTCTTGTAACCAGAGATAACGCGCTCAGTACCGCGAAGGTAGACAAATGCCTCTGGTGCGTATTGCTTGATTGACTCAAGCAGAACTGGCAAACCTTTGCCGTTAACCGTCGATATGCAGATGGGGATCACTTTTTATCCCCAAAGTATTTTGCGTGCATATCTGGTCTGTTTTCGCGCAACCAGCCCTCTGAGTTTTCTTTGCACTTGGCAAAGTCAGTTCCAAATGTTTGCGACCCAACATGATGGAAATATGCGCGGGATACAAACAATCTGCAATCGTTTTTTATGAATTCATTGCATTGCAAGTCGTCTGAAAACCAGTCTATTGGGGCAATATCAATCCAAGTCGATTTCTGACACCAAGCGACGATCCCTGCCAAATAATCTGTCTCAACAATCTGGCTTTCACTCTCATACCCAAGTGAATACAGCTTTCCTTCTCCCGTACGAATATTCTGAAAGCCCTTTGCGTAGTTCGTCCTTCCAGCCACAATGCCAAGTTTGAAGCCCATTGACTTGAGTTGATTGACATCATCAATCAATACGCTGTATGTGTTTGGGTTTAAAACCACATCGTCGTCAATAGAGACAAAACTGTCGTGCGTCTCAAATATCTTGTGAGCCATGAAGTTGTGCGCAGCACCGCCAGTCTCGTATGTATGCACAAAGTGATGCACTTTATGCCTTGGCAAAGACTGTATGTTTGGACTGGTTATAAAAATCTCAACATCCTCTGGGACATATAGCTCAATAGATTTAAGAAGTACGGGTAAGCACTTCTCATTTTTTGAGCATATTCCAATAGGTGTCACTTCTTAGCCTTATTCCTAGAGCTGATAGCCTTTGCTTTCGCCTTAGCATCTGCCTTTGAGCTTGCGCCCCATGCGTTTAGACTCAGAAGGAGACGGGTCTTTTCACCGTCCTTGTACTCTGGTCCAGCGTTACCCGCCATGCGTGCAAGAAAGCTCGCTCGTCTGGGGTTGTCTCCTGACTTGACAGGGGGCTTCAAGTTCATGCCTTCAGCCTTAGCCGAGGCACGACCTTTAGCATTCAAGCCACCAGTTGGTGACTTGCCCTCTTTCCTCTGCCAAGCTGCACTCACTTCTTAGCCTTCGGCTTCTTGGCGGTCTTGGCAGCAGCCTTGAAGTCGGCAGCACTTGGAGCAGCCTTAGAGCCGACCTTGTTCATCTTCTCGCCTGAGCCAGCAGCGATGCGTGCTCTCTTTGCCTGAATATTTGAATAGAGTCCAGTCTTCATTTCTCGTCCTCCATCTCGCCTTCGCTCATGTCTTCGCCTTCGTCCTTGGCTTCGCCAGTATTAGGACCGCCAACGACCCAAGCATCACAGGTTCTGGACGCTGCGCACTTGAAGTCGAATATCTCGCAATATCCAAGGTCTGCGAGTTTGATAGTTCCCCACGGGTCTGCTTCGTTTCCGATGCCCTGTGCAATGCACTCTTTGATGCTGTCGGAGACATTAAACGCTGCACAGTTTCCGCAAAGGGATTGCTTGGCATCGTCCACAGTCACATCCCATGCGTCTGCCTTCTTTGCCCAGAATGGCGTGTTAGGTAGTGCTGGGTTCTCAGGACCGTACTTCGCAGCCGTGATCGCCTTGGCGCGGTTCTTCAGATTAAGGGTGATGTCTTGCGTGGGGAGTGGACACTCGCTGGTGTCGCTGTCAGACATCATCTGATCCATTGCGCCTTGCAAGCTCTTGGGGTATGAGGTAGCCATTATTTGCCCTTCTTCATCGGCATCTTCTTGCCAGCCTCGGACATTGCTATCGCAATGGCTTGTTTAGGGTTCTTTACAACCTTGCCAGTTCCACCGCTATGCAGTTTCCCCGACTTGTACTCGCCCATTACTTTGCTAATTTTCTTAGCAGCCTTGTCGTACTTCATCATGTCAATGACTCCTTGATTGGGATACCCGAATTATGCAACCCTTGACAGGTTTCTTTTCAACGGTTGAGACCACTTCTGACTCGTATTCGCACCAAACATCGAGACGGCAGCGTCGCTTGCGAAGGTCAACACAAAGCTGTCAGCCTTGTCGGGAGACTTCAAGCCACGCTTTCTAATGTCGTCCTTGCCCTCAACCTGCATCTTTCCTGAGCTGCTAAAGAAGTACCTCACAGTCGCCAGTTCAGCAACCAGCTCCTCGTCATTGGGGATACGGCAGTCACGCGCCTCGAACCACGCCTTTGCCTTGTACCAAAGCTCTGCCCGAAGATTCCTGTAAGTCGTACCCATCGCGGGAGACTCGGAGACATTGATACCGCGAGCTGGCAACCCAAGTTCTCGCAGACGGTCAACGACACCAGCGCCAAGACCAATCGAGTCCACCATGATCTCGTGGGGTCTTTGGCTTGGCGGTAGGGCTTCCCACTCTGCGACGACAGCGCCTGTGAGTTGCATCAAGTCCAGATTCTTCCAAGTCTTTGTGGGTTCTATAAGCGCGTTGCCCTGTCTCTTTGAGAGTGCCGACCTGTCCCCACCAAAGCGTGCGACATCCAAGCCCCAGATCAGCTTGGCGTGCTGGGAGGTCTCGACATCCCTGTGCTTTGCAAGTTCTAGTAACTCCATCGGGATGATCGTGTCGTCGTCTGACCTTGGGAATTCACCTAGTACCCTTATTCGGTATGCGTTGGACTCTTCCCCGTACCTAGCCTTCATCTCTTCGACATAGGCATCGCTGACCCTTGGCGAGTCCACGCAAGAGACTTTCATCGTCACCCAATCATTTGCGAGTCGGTTCTGGGTGTCGTAGAAGAATCCGCTAGAGCGTACGGGATTGCCCAGCAGAAGGGTGACGGCATTGTGGCCAGACATCGAGCCAGCAGCAGCCTCGAAGACAGCCTCTGGGATGCCAGATGCCTCGTCAGCCACCAGCATCACATTCTCTGAGTGGACACCTTGCAGGGCTTCGGGTTGCTCTGCCCTCGATGTCCTTGCGGAGACAAAAGCCTCGGACGCTGCTTCCTTGACCTCGATCCTGTCCTGCTTGACTTCGAGCATATCCCTCAAGGTCTCTGGCAGTTCCTTCACCCAGCGCTTTAGTTCCGCAAAGAGCGCGTCGTATAGCTGGCTGGATGTGGGGGCTGTTACCACCACCTTGACGGGATACCGCAAGAGTAAGTACCAGATGATCGCCCAGCTTGCTGCTGTGGACTTGCCTACGCCATGACCAGACCTTACCGATATTCTGCGGTTGCCCTTTGCGATGTGCATTAGGAATGTCTCTTGCCAAGTGTCGGGGTTCGCCTTTAAGACTTCCTTGACGAAGAGCACGGGGTTGTTCTTGTAGCGGATGGTGAACGCAACAAAGGGATTCTTGGAGAGTTCGTCTTGTTGTCTGTCTTGGATGCGGTCTATCTTTGCCACCACATCGGGGTGTAGTTTCTTTTTTTCTGGTGCAGTTGATTCTGTCGTCATGTCAGGATTGTGCCTTGATTTTTTTTATTTTTTTAGGGGAGAGTGGGGGTGTGGGGAGGGGTAGTGGGGGGGGGTGTTAAGTCGATAACTGTCGGGGTGCAGTTTCAGCCCGCCCCGTCGCGCAGATCGAAGGGGGGGGTAAACCCGAATCAGTCAGGCAGAATCGGTTAGTGAGTGACCACTCTCCTAGCAGAGCGCATGAAACCTACACATTCGCATATCGTCGTATCTGTCTGCTTTACACTATGTTCATTATGTAAAGTTATTTTGCTGTTATCCACAGGTTTGTAAGCATAAATGTGGATAACTCTGCCAGTTTCCACGCAACTGTGGATAACTAGGATAACTTTGCGCTGTTTTCTGTGGATATGTCCTCGACCACCTCAATGCGTCGCAATGCGTCCAACCTCATGCCAGACAGGTTCACTTGCACGCTAGGCATCTTATTCTGGGCATATGAGGCAGGATTCCAGCGCTCTGCTACCCATTGCCTCGTCTGGACGCGCAGACGCGCCTTCTGCACCTCTTCCACATCGGTTTCGTCAGCGATCAGGATGCTCTCTGCGACCATGTCATCTGCTGCCTTCGCGCGCGCACGCGAGGCAAGACCTTCATTATCGGGTGAATTCAGCCATTCTTCAAGTGCAACACGCCCAACACCAAGCGCGTAACAGATGCGAGCAATCGGTTGTCCAGCCTCAAGCATCGAGACGATATGTTCGCGTGGCATCAAGTCAAGCGTTGCCATGTCTGCTTTTCGTTTTGGTCTTCCAGCCATTTAAAAGCCCTCCAAGCGATCAAAACCACTTACCCACCACAAAGTATCAACTCGCATCTAAATCTCCTCCAAAGCCCTGTTAGCCGTATTTTTGCGCATCTTGCTGGTATCGAACACCTTTGGCAACGACGAAGCCTCCAGCTCGTCCGACTTGACATCATCAAAGCCTGTCGCACCGCCAAATGGAAACTCCTTCGCATCCTTGTCCAGTCTGACCATCGCAGCACACGGCATCAGCGCTTTAATTTTCATCGTGTCCTTGATGACTGGCGAGTCCATGATCAACTCTAGTTCCTCCATCGTCCAGATGTGACGATTGGCAACATCGGGTCTGAACTGCTGATACAGCGTCGCGTCGTGATGTGTACCAACGACCACCATCACCGACCCGTCTTGCATCTCATGTTCGACTGCAACTATCGCTGGCATCTCAGGCACACCGTTCTCGACCGCCCACGCTTCCAACGCTGCATAAGCCTTAACCATGCCATTGACCGCACGATCCAACTTCATCTCGTCCCTTGACTTCGACGCATCGAACACTCTCTCTGCTTGTGTCCAGAACTTAATCCGAAACTCTGAGTCCACCAACTCGATCAACCTGTTGATACCCCAACGCTTTTCGTGCTCCCTCTTCACCACAGACAGCTCAACTAACCTCGAATTCATAAATACCTCAAAAGTATTCATAGGGAAATCTGGTTGTTTTAGACCACCAACAACTTTCTTCAAACTCTTCTTAACCATTACCTTCTCCTTTTTTTAACTTTTCCAAATCGGACGCATTGCCACAATGGACAGATGGTGTGTATACATACACACACCATCCATCTGTCCATCGTTTTGGCATAGACAAATGGATTTTTCGTTGTCCATCGTTTGTCCTCCATTTGTCCATTTGTCCATCATCATTTCTTGATCGATACGACCACCGAATTGGCTGTTTTTGCGTCGTCATCTTCCGCATAAACCGCCCAGCACATATCACCATAAATTACTACTTTCTTGAAATCAACAAGGTCTGCTTTGACGCGATACCAAGCCTTATTGAAGCTCGCCAACTGCACATCGCTGCCCATCCGAGCCTTGAATTCGTCCCTCCAAAGGTCTAGCTTTATGCACTTATTGCGTTTGTCGTCGATCACCTTCATCTCGCCAAACTTCTTAATTGAGTCGTGCAGACAGTTCAAAGCGAGTCTCTGGTTCATTCCCTTGCCTGTCTTATCTGGCGGTTTGATGGACTTTCTTTCGGTGTCCATCTCCTCGTCTGCCTCGACCGCCAGACTGGATGCACCTTCAAAGTCAATCACTCCAGACGATCCAGTCGTGACCTCGACCATCTTGAAGCCTATGCGTTGACCGTCTTCCCCGTCCTTTTGCTTGGAGATGTGGAGTATTCCCTTTGGCGGTTGAGCGCCTTCGATCCTGATAATCTCCAGCTCGGTATCTACTGCTCCAAGCAATGAAGAGTGACCCCTAAGTCCCTTGGTAGCGTCCTTACCAGCGTGATGCACCACCAAGAGAGAGCACTCATACTTGCCTTGTATAGCGCCAGCAGCCGTAATGAATGCACCCATGTCTTCGCTTGCGTTCTCATTGCCACCGCCAAACGCTCTGGCTAAGGTATCGATGATGATCATCTCAAAGTGAATCTCATGGATTGCTTTGAGTTCGTCAATGGCTTGCACCAAGTCCTTGAGGTCTGTCTGACTGCTTCTGAGGTTGACTTGCCGTCTCAGGAAATAGACTGGTGTTCCTTCTGGCGTGCCGTGGTGAATCTTCAGCGCCTTGATCCTTGTGCCGATACCGCCATGACCTTCACCCGCGATGTACAGGACTGCACCTTGCTTGGCTATCTGGTTGCCGAGGAATGGTCTGCCTGTGGCGATGCACTCTGCAATATCGAGCGCCACAAAGGACTTGAAACTCGCTGGCGGTGCATATAAAGCGACGAAGGAGCGTTGCGGTATGACTCCTTGTACCAGCCACTCGACAGGTTCATCCTCGATGTCGTCCCACGCTTCGAGCTTGAATCCTTCGCGTTGTAGTGGTGCTTGTGGCAGCTCCAACTCTTGAATTTCTTGCGTCTCAACAGAATTATTCAATCTTGCAGGAGTCGTTACATCTAGTTCACTTACGACTGCTTGAGTGGCTTTTGTCAGGTCAACCAGCCGATCCTTGTCCCCGCCATACTTGTAAACAAACTCGTATGCGTCTTCCTTGATCTCGTCGAGTCCAAGGTCTACCACTCGGATACTTTTTGTAACCGACTTGAGAGCTGCAACTGCCTTTCTTGCGTACTCCCAGCCCACCGTGTCGTTGTCAGGGACTATTGCGATGGTGAGTCCGACTAGGTGCTTGACTACATCTTCGGGGAAGCTGCTTGCGCCTTGGTGCGTACAGGTTGCCACCACACCTAAAGACTTGAGAGCGTCGGCTGCCTTCTCGCCTTCGCACAAGAAGACTGTGCGTCCTGTTTTGCGTGCAAAGTCCACCTCTGGCAAGTTGTAAGGAACAATGTTCGCACCCGTCATAGATGCGTGCCGTCTGCCGTTCTCGTCGACCCTGTACTGCTTGTATGTCTTTCCTTTGGAGTCAAAGGTCTTGTAGCGTTGTTTTATGTGCTGTACGACCCCATCCTCATCTGTATAGTGCCACTCCTGCTCTAAGACAGGTTCTTGAGGTTTCGGTAACGGCTTGATCTGGGTGAGGAAGTCAGTCGGATTGGGTAAGTCTGGCAGCAGACCATAGTCCTTGACCGCATTGAAGACCGACTCCTGAGAGCACCCACTAAAGCATTTGAAGAGTGGCTTGCCTTCGTCTGTCTCGCTGACGCAAAGACTTGGATTCCTGTCCCCGTTACCCTGCCCGTGTGAGCTTACAGGACAGCTCGCCATCCATTGCCCGTTAACCTTCTTTGCGTTGCCAAGCGCTTGCGCTATTTGTTCGGCTTGCATTCTTGTCCTTCTAATAGTTCTAATCTCTGTTCCAGTTCGTAGACCCGTTGAGCCAACGCAATAAGAAGCAGCATCCAAAATTCTTGTGTGTTTTCCATAGAGGAAAAAAAACGGGACTGACCTTTCAGCCAGCCCCGTTCTTCCTAAGAGTTAAAACATCTCGTCGTCGTCAATCGCACTAGCCATAGCAGTCTTAGGCGCTGCTTTAGGTTGCGGTGCTGGAGCTGGTGCTCCCATCGTGATCTTGCCGTCACTATCAAATGATTGCGTGCCGTCGTCCACAGCGTCCATGCCAGCAGGTCTCTCGATCCACGACACCACATCAAAGTTAGGAATGCGTGTAGTGCCTTTGCCGATCTTTTCTAGCGTGCTTCCTTTGTACTCAATGACGGGTAACTTACCAGCATTGGCTGCTTGACCCGCCTCGATTGCTTTCCAGAGTTTCTCCAAGCCCATGTTAGGACCTGTGCCGTTAGCTGACCACTCAGCGAGTCCCATTTCTTTGTTGTAGAACTTGATGGAGAAACCACGCTTATGGTCTGGTGACGGTTGAGCACCCTTCTTTCCAAGACTTGCGTCTGGTTGCCAGTCGCGCACACCTTCTCCGAGGTGCATCCAACCAGTCTGCAACGAGTCAGTATCCACAACCATTTTCTTTGGTGTGAATTCTTCCTTGTTTGAGTTGAGCCATGCGTTAGCAGATGGCATAAAGCGGATGTAGTTTCCACCGCCAGATGATGATGAAAGATTAAGCATTTGAGCCTTTCGAGTTTATGTTGCACAAGGCAACGGTTTGGGGGAATGGATTATTGACCTAAAGAATAGTCACGCGCAAGAGTTAAACCACTACTCTCTTTGCGTGTGAGCGTGTCAATGAGGTCTTTAGATTCTTTGGGCAATAGCTTTGCTGCTTCAGATGGACTAATTAGTTCGCTAGTAACCAACTTATCCGCAGGGATACCAGCGTCGTGTAATTGATTCTTTGCGTCGTTCTCGTCAATCCACTTGCGGTACGCACGCTTAGGTTGCATCTGCCATCCCTTAATCACCTCACCAGCCTCAATGCGAGTGACAGCGTGAGCACGCACAGCGTCGATGAACTTCTCAACGAGTGGAGCGCGTTCTAATAGGTCTGCAATAACTTCTGGCGCGAGAGCTGTAAGAGCAGCGTTAACACCTTCTTTGTTTAGGTGCTCAATGCTTGGGTATGCAGCAATGACTTCGAACCCTTTACGCTGTGCAGGACACACCGCCTTCGCTGGACACCATTGGCATCCATCCTCTGTTGGCGTGGGTTCGGTGTCACCCTTCTTGATCGCTTGGATCGCTGGAGTTAACCTCGTCGCTGCCCAATCGTTCAACTCTTTGAATGTGATCTTGTGAGTGCGAGGTTCACCGTGGTGAGGCTGAATGATCGACAGCTCGATGTTGCTGAACTCTGTCTTTGCGTGACGCATCGCACCGATGGCGTATATCTTCATCTGGTCTGAGTCAGCGTCCACATAGCCACGACCAGTCTTCAAGTCTGCAATGACTAGGGTTGACTTCTCGTCGTTCCATGCCACCACATCGGCAGTACCGCCAAGTTCAATGTCCTTGTCCTTGTACACGGTTACATACTGCTCGACCTTTAGCGTTCCAAGACGCAACTCCAAGTCCCTGATGTGGTTCACATGAGCCATTGCAAAGTCAGCGTTCTGCTCTGTGATCACAATGTCTTTGACGGTCTGACCGATCCAGTCGTAGGGGCTTGCGTTGGTGAGGTATGCAGTCTCAGCCACCTCATGTATCGCAGTACCGATCTGCGCAGCTTCACCTGCTGGCTGGTAAGGGATGTCGGCACAAAGCCTGACAGATGCAGGACAAGAGAGCCAGCGTGTTGCTGCCGATGGGCGTAGTTTGATCATTTATTGTTTTCCTGTAAATACAAAATTGTGTAGATGCGACCGCGCACTTCATTGGTGACTGCGTGACCGAGCTGCTCTGGATCGAGCAACTCAGAGAGCAACTCGTCCCTAATCTTGAGTTTGGTTCTGGTGTCCTCCAGCTCCTTCGTCAGCCAGACAATGTGCTCGCGCATAGTGTTGCGTTCTTCGTCGTTCATAACTGCTTCAACCCCCACATAGCAATGAGCACAGCCTCTGCGCGACCGTCGTGCTTAACCAACTTAAACCAGTCTTGTTTGTCTGGAAATAACTCCATTGCGCGGTGTCTGGATGCGTCCTTGCCGTAGCCCTTATTCATAGTCCTCGCCCAGACTGCTGGCTGGACATAAGTCACAGGCACTTGTAGCGCTGCCAGAACACCCTCAATGACCCCAGCAGAGCGTCCAAACGCAAAGGTAGAACTCACACCTTGGTTTGGCATTGAGCCGACCTTCTCGACTGCTGCATGAGTCGGGTTCATCTCCTTGATGATGCCCACCAAGGCTTGCGCAGACACTTGGCGCTTTGTCGTCTTACCGCGCTTAATCTCAACGATTGGCATATCGACTACCGACACCAGCACGCCATCGACGATTAGAGCAAAAGCTCCGTTATTCCCGACATCACAGCCCATGCATCTAATCATTCTTGACCCCTAAAGACGCAATGCGTCCAGCGATCAAGCGATCTGTTGCGGTTCTGAGCTTCTCGATGGAGGAGACCAAAGGCACAGTATGCCCAGCCACCCATCGAGACATCTGGGCTTGGTCTATGCCAGCCTCACGGCATATATCTGCCATCTTGAACCCCGCCTTTTCAGCGCGTTCTATTATTTCGGTTATGTAGTTCATGTTGAGTATGTTAACCTAGAATTGATTAACTCAACAAGGCAGACAAAAAAAGGGAGGCTAAGTCCTGTCACCTAGCCCCCCTGTTAAGGCAACTGCACCTCTTGCGGAGACATAAGGCACAGCCGACAGGGAAACTACACCCTGTCACTATGTATTTTATGGCGGTAATAGTTGACTAAACCATAGGGTATTGATTACTTAGTCAATTCATGTATGATTGGCATATCAACAACCGAAGCTAAGGAGCAAACATGAAAGTCGTAGAAGTTTATTGCCAAGAGGAAAAATTCAATTCTCGCCTTAATTGCACCGTATCAGGTGCATGGATTGCTGTTTACGACAATGGCATTGAACTCGCCATCTGCCGTGACTATGAGGCATCAAGCGCTAAAGAAGCATTAGCCATCTTGAATAATGAGGTGACAGCATGAGAGTAATGCACTTAAACAAATACGGTTCTGGCATGACATCCAGAACTGCTTGCGGTAGAAACATACTGCGCACACCAATGTCAGGTAACTGGTCTGAGTTCAAGGCAGATCAGTATCAATGCGCGAAGTGCGCAGCCAGCAAACAAGCAGATTTTTTCACACGCATCGACGCAAAGAAAGAGGTGACAGCATGAATTCATCAACACAAACTCTTAATGTTGGAGTTATTGGAAGTTCTCCACAAGGTTTAGTTTTGCGTTTTCCTTATGGCTTTTACAGCTTTAAAAAAGTGCTTCAGCGTTGGAGTTCTGCCAAATACATCCCACCATTTTTAGACATGGATGGAAACCAGTTAATGCAAGCCATCATTCCTTGGGAAGTTGCTCGCACAGAAAACATTTCTCTTTCACAACCTTATCAATGGATTATTGATGAGGTGACAGTATGGAATCACAACGCACCCTACAACCCTCAATTCCTTGGCGCACAACCCGCACGCGCTGGTGAAGATTATTAAAGGAGAAAACAAAATGCTAGAAGACCTATTCAGATTCAAGTGTGAGGTAGAAGGGGTAACTCTCGTCTGCTTCCTAGAACACGAACCCGAAGAACTTAACCACGGGGAAGCGCCAGACTTCCCTGAGTGCATGAATCTTGTCAATGCCTTTTGCGAGAAGATTGACATCGCCCATCTGCTTACGCAGTCCATCGTGGATCACATCTGCGAAGAAGCCCTCACACAACTTAACTCTGAAAGCGAATAATGAAACATCAAAACTACACCGAAAATTTTGAAGTCGATGGACCTTACCAAGACAACAAAATCAGCCTTGTGGATTGCGTCTTTATCTTCCTTGCTGGCGTAACCGTCGGTGTCATTGCATTTATTTTGATCACAGGAAACTAATATGTCAGTAGAAAAGAAAATCAAAGAGATGGTCTTAAAGTACATCCTTGCTGCCGAAGGCAAAGCCAGAATCATGTCGCCACAAGACATCGGTAAACTGGTAAGCGAAGCAGCTCACAAAGGTGCAATGATGGGTTACGACGCTGGAATGCAGATGGCACGACGCGCTCACGGCAACGAGTTGGAGATCGCAGAGCTGACCGTCAAGGAGTTGACCGAGCGCGTCAAAGAGTTAGAGATGCAAATGATTGCGCAGCAATGACTGAGGTCAAAACAAAGTGGGTAACACCGCCACCGTGGGTAACGCTACGCACCAAGTGCGAGACCCTTGGCGTGTGTCAGTCCAAGGAAAAAGTGTTCTGCATAAACTGCCCAAGGTTAAAACGCAATGCGAAAAAGAAGTAAATACAAACCCAAAGGAGTCAGACTAGATGTCGCCACTTGGGTGATCAATGGCTTTAAGCCAGTCTCCGCTACTGGCAGCGCGGTACTCGATCTAAAGATAAAGAACCATAGTGCCTTGGAAGCGCTCAGGACGGGTCATGCAAAGCGTTATGACATCGACTCCATCATCTCTGCCCTCAATGTCTCCGAAGCCCTCTCAAGGCTTGGCATTGGGCATGAATACAAAGACGAGATAAAAGAAGGTCAAGACGCATTGCTGGAGTTGTCTCGCAGAGGTATCAATCGTCAAGACAGGTTTGTGGCGAAGGCATCGGAGTTGATGGCAATAAATTACGGCATGGAGCTGCACGACGCACAGCTCGACATCACCACCATCGCCCAGCTAGAGAAGGCGCTCGATATTGTTACCAATGAGATAAAGTCGCGTAGAGCCAGAGTCATTGAGGAGAAGACGGTATGAGGAAACCAATAAACATCTCAGTCCCGCAACGCAATGTAGGGGGCGAGGAAATTAAACCCAGAAAAAAGCCTTGGATTGGATTGTCTGAGACAGACATCAACGCACTTAAACACAGTCTTCCTGATCTCTACTATTGGGTTGATGTGGTCAGGGCAACAGAAAGAATATTGAAAGAGAAAAACAATGCGTAAAGAATCAGAAGACGACGACGACATCCAAAGCTACAAAAAGCCGTGGGTATCCCTCACCGAAGAGCAGATACACGAGTGTATCCATTACGCCAAAGGAGGTTGCGAGATCGAGCAGACCGCGAGGAATATCGAGTTGAAATTAAAGGGGCTTAACTATGATTGAAGTACTACACAGTATCTTGACCTTATTTGTTTTGCTGTTTACTGGCGCTTGCATAGGCGTGGCAGTTATCTTTGCAGTTTTATACATGAGTCTGGACAAGGACAAATGAAGTCCACCAGAATGCCTAAGCTGGTCAACCTGATCACTCAGAAGGGTTACACCGCGGTTGAGCTTTGCGAGTTATTGCATTGCACGATTAGGTCTAGCAGAGACATGATCCAAAGACTCAGAGCAGAAGGCAATGTCCACATTCAGTCGTGGCGTAAGACGAGTGTGACGCAATGGTCTGCTGTTTATAGGTACGGCATTGGAGTCGATGCAGAGAAACCTGAGCCTGTGAGCAGCAGCTCTCGGTTGCGTAAGCACCGATCCAAAGAAGATGCCGACACAAAGGAAAGAAGACTAGCCAAGCAGAGACAGCTCAAGCGTAAGGTCAAGCGCGACCCGTTGACTGCTGCCTTTTATGGGGATGTGTGACTACGCCAGTAAGCCAGTCATGCCTTCGACAGCAGCCAAAGGTTGACCCTTCTGTACCGCCTTCTTCATCTCTGGTGTGATGTCTAGGTAGCGTACAGTTTCTTTTTGAGTTGGAGTTTTCCTAAATTTTTCAAACTCTTTTACATATTTATTATTTGAGCCTTGCTCCCAATTAGATAAAGCCGTATTGCTACCTCCAACATTGCTATGATTTTCCGCAAACCAATCTCTAAAATATGCCCATGAACTTGAGGTTTTTTGAGGCAAACCAATTTCTGTTTCACCGACCTGCGCACCATACTTCTTGCCGTACTTGTTTAAGAAGTTTGGATATATCTCGTCGTAATACTTCTTCATGCCTTCGCCACCGACTTTAAGGTCAATGCCAGATAGCTCTGTCATGTATTTTTTGTTTGAGGTCATTGAAGCAGGATCATATTCCCCAGCAACTTCTGTTTGTTTACCAGTTCCTTTGGACATTTTTTCAGCAATTTCTTTTCCAACATAATCAGATAATTTTGATTCTGGTATTGCTTCTCCAATCATTTGCCCACGACCTTGTACTTGTGCGCTAACACGATAAGTTCCATCTGCATTTTTACTATATAACAAATTATCAACTTGCTTACTCAAGTCATATCTTGCTGCTTGTTGCGCACCAGTAGTCAGACCGATTCTGTCATATCCCTTGTCTACGGCTTCTTTGATTGCTCTCTTGAGTGCTAACTGATACCAAGTATCTTTGAATGGTGCGTCTGGTACGCCTTCAATAGAAGTTCTACCAAGTCTGTTTTGCTCAGTTTGTAGATTTTGCAACCTATTAGACACGATGCTCCATTGATCTATTATGTTTGCTGGAGCATCTTTTCCAATGCTTGTAAATGGTTTTGCCAATTCTTCAAGTCTTTGCTGCTCATCAAGTAATCTACTGCGCTCTGCTAATAAATTATTTAATGCTGTTTCCTTTGCCATTCTTCTTTCTGGCGTGTCATAACCCTTCTCACGCCCAGCTTGATGCCAGTCTGATTGAACTTCCTCAATCAATAGCATCTTTTTGCCTTCAGCATCGACGCGATCATTAACGCGCATATGAGCTAACGGGTTTTTAATATCAGGAAAATGAGAAGATTTATATGGGTCTAGTTCTTCTGTTGCATAAAACTTATCAAGCCTTGCTCTTTCAATATCAGTTAAAGGCAGATTATCAAATCCACCTTGACCATACTTATCCCTTAGAGTTTTTACATACTTGTTATATTCGCTCATGTTTTCTGGCAAAGTAAAAACCAACTCTCGATAGTTTTCACCGCCAGCAAGTTGGTATTGCCCAAATTTAGGAGCTTCACCTTGGAAAGATGATAATGATTCTTCAATACCAGTTCTTTCTTTTGAAATGTCGCTCATTGTTTTTCTTAATTCGCTATATGGAATACCACCCTCTTCATATCTTAGTTTTGCTGTTTCAATTTGATCGGTTAATTGTCTGTATCTATTGTTGAGTAAATCTTTTTGCGCTTGATCTTCTGGAGTCAGAGCGCCATATCTAACCTCTTGCACATCAACTCGATTGTTAGCAATAAAATCCTGCACCTCTTGGCGCGTCACATTTGGCTTGCCTTTGAGGTAGGTATCTAAGCCCATAGCCTCAATCTCGTACTTCTTGACATCCTGACCTTTGAGAAGATCATTCAAGAAGGACTCACCAGTTCCTTGCTTTCTAGGAATCTTGAGTGCTTGCTGTTCAACTGCTGAGTAAAACCCTAGAGGAGACACTTCGGCTTGCAATAGACCGCTAGTCATTGCTTGCTCTGCTGGGTTCACCGCAAACATTGCTGTCTGAGGTTCAGCCAATAAACTAGGCAATATAGGTCTGCCAGTATTGAGTCTCGTTGCCATCTCCTCACCAAGCAGACCGCCTAGTTTCTGCACACCTCTGACTGCTGGCATTGGATTGATTGGAGCGAAACTAGCAACTCTGCCAGCCACATCACCGACTGGTGTGTCTGACTTCAATGGCATAGTGTCTAAATAATATTCAGTATCAGGATACTTTTGTTGACCTGTAAGCGCTTGGCTTAAAAGTTGTAGTGGTCTGATCATTGGTATCGGCTGGTTCACCACATCGCCAAATAAGCCCCGTGTGCCAGCAATACGACCCCTCACCACATCGACAGGCACATTAGCGCTTGCCGTAATGTCTTGCTGAGACCGATACGGTTGCATCTGCGGAAATACGCCAAAGGCAGGACTCTGAGCTGCTGCCATGCGTTCTATCTCTTGCGGAGTTAACTGCAATAAGCCTTTTGACTTTTGCGGTGAACCAAAATAATCAACCCCGCCAAACAGTAAACCAAGTGGGTCTGAATAGTCTGCCATATCTTTACGGTCCTAAAAGTCCACCGAGTCCAAGACCACCAGTAATTGGAAGTGCTCTCTTTAATGACTCTACTTGTGCTTGCTCTAGTGCGTTTGGCATCAAGCCAGTACCGCCAACAGTTCTGGTCAATACCGATGACGCTGGCGCTGATGTGTAAGCCCTTGCAGCCAAGTTTGTTGGCATCGACAAAAGCATATTCAATGGCGAGTATTCCATCGAACGAGTCGCAGTTCCAGAGTCACCGACGATTGGTCTAAATGCCTGTGCAAACCTTGCAGCCTCATACATTGGTGTCTGGTTAGAGCCAAACACAAAACCTTGTGGGTCTTTGCGTGTCAGGGCAGACGCTAGATTCAAACCAGATACATTGCCTGATGACGGGTTGACAACGCCAGACGCTGTGCGAATGGTCATTAGGTTGCGGTAGTTGTTGCGAGCTGTAGCAAACGCCTCTTGCTCTGCCTTGCTGAGTCCAGCAGATAGAGCGTCGTCGACCATCTCCTTTAACTGGAATAAGGCAGAGCCTAACTCACGGTCACCCATTGCGGTAGTCATCTCATTCTTGGCACGCTTGCCGATCTTAGAAGACAGGTTTTGCAGTTGTACGCCACTAGCCTCACCCTTTAGAGCCAAGTCCTGTAACTGCTTGACGAGGACATTAGTCTTTAACGGCTGAGTGGTAAGACCTTCAAAGGCATTGTCCACAAGGTCAATGTTGTTCATAAAGGTCATGCCGTCTACTTTGCGTACATCTGGTGTTGCCACCTTCTTGTAGACATCGCTGATCTGACGCTGTGCTTGAGCCAATACTGGATTGCTCAACTCGTCAGAGTTCACGCCAATGGCTTGAGCTGTGGCGCGGTTTAATACCTTCTGGTTTTCAGCCTTGATGGTGTTAAACGGTGCAGAAGTGAATGGACTTGACTCCATTCGAGCTTCCATCTGGAGGAGTGAGCGTGAGCCTGTCTCTTGTGCTGGCGTAGTCTTGAAACCCATAGCCTTGCCACGCTCTAAGATAGCCTTTTGAGCAGCAGTAAGGGCAGCGCCAGACTCAGGTGCAACAGCGCCTAAGTTGACACCACCACCAGTAACTTGAGCAGTTGGTGTGGCGCTCACAGTTGCCTGAGCAGAACTAGGAGCACCAGCACCGCCAACGGCAGGAGCTGCACCACGACCAAATAAAAGGTTAGCGATCTTGTCTCCAAGATACCCGCCACCAGCACCAAGCAAACCACTTAATCCAACTTGCGTAGCCTTTTGCGCACCAAATGAATCTTGTGGTTCAAGGACTGGCTGTAAGCCACCTCCAATAACACCAGAGACAGCGCCAGCACGCACAGGTGCAGTTGTTAGTCCAAGAGCCTTCACAGCCGTTGTAGCGGGGATTGCGGTAGCAGCAACACCACCAACAGCGCGACCAACATCAAACTCGTCAGGTCTCATCTGACCCATGCGCCAGTCTTGTTGGTAGGCGCGTTCAGCCTCGCGGTTTATGTCTTCAACTCGTTTGCGCTCTGCTTGCATGAACTTCTCCATGCTAGAGCCAGCAGGTGCAACGGCTTCTAAGCCTCGCGTCAACAGTTGTGCGCCAGCGTCTGGAATGTCACGCAAGCCACGAATAACACCGCCAACAGGAGAAGCCAAGACCTTCTCTGTAACCGTCTTAGGTTGTCTAGGTGCTTGCACGCCTTGCATTGATTGCAAAGCCTTAACAATGTCTTGAGGACTCATTGAGTCTGGAAACTCAATAACTCCTATGTCTGGTACTGTTACTTTTTGAACCATGATAGAACCTTACTTTTGCTCAAGTTGACCAGTTGCAGGGTTATATGTAAAAACCTTTTGCGTTGTGGCTGCTGCTGGCATAGATTGCTTGTATGAGGAAGACAGATTCTTGTCTGCGCGATCCAACATATCCTCCAGCACCTTAACCTGAGCATTCATTGCGTTCTTGCTTGTCAGCAAACCAGTCCATGAAGATGGGTTAGTTAACTGACGCTCAATGATTGACATATCAGGACCAGTCAAAGCACCTAACTCATACAGATTCTTAACGCCCATCAATAACGAGTTGTACTTACCAGCAACCCTTGCACTATCCTGACCGATAGGCATAGGTATGCCAGAGTCAGTAAACGGGATAGGAATGTTTTTAGGTACAACCCACACGCCAGATTTAAGCTCCATTTTGTAGTCATCAATAGCACCACGAAGGTCATTAAGTTGGCGTGATGCCTTCATAAACGCTTCTGGTGCTTTTGGTTGTAATGGAATGATTGGAGTTAATGGTTGCATTCCAGTAGGCGCTGCTTGAGGTGTGCCAGCACCACCAGTAGGAGCGCCAGCAGGAGCTGGAGCGCCAGCAGGACGAGGTGCGCCACCTACACCGCCACCGCCACCGCCACCAATTTGGAAGTAACCGCCAGCCTCTGCACCGCCAACTACTTGAGGTGCAAGTGTCTTACCAAGACTTGTACCTGCTGGCACTTTGTCTTTATCCACAAATGTAATTACGCCACCCCTGTCAACTTGGATGAGTTCTCTTGCTGGTCCAAATCCTTGA